GAGTACTTTCAAGAGCGTCACTTTGATGGTGTCGAAAGAGCGTATTTTAGACATCAAGTGACACAAGAAGATATTACTAACAGGTATGTTAATACAGACTCCTTTGGTTCTATAAACGGATCAACTGCTGCTGATCAACCTACCGGAAAAGATATTGTTAGTGTAATCAAAGTCTTTCAGTTTTCTGATTTTGCAAATATAAACATGTTTGATATTAGGTATCAAATGGCTCTGAGTGATTACTTTGGAATCAATCGTGGTTTAGGAGGCAGTTCTGCTCTTGGATTGTCTACTTATGATTCAACTAAGAGATATATTACTCTAATACAAGATCTTTTTAATCCAGAAAAACCATTAACCTTTAACAAGGTTTCCAATAGAGTTCACATTCCAATGGACTGGGGACAAGAGTTGGATGTTGGTGATTATCTTTGCTTTGAGACTTATGTTTCGTTAAATCCAGAAATCTTTACCCAGATCTATAACGACAGGTATTTTAAAGAATATTTTACTGCGTTGGTTAAAAGACAATGGGGACAGAATCTTTCTAAGTTCGATGGGGTTCAACTTCCGGGCGGTGTAATGCTAAGGGGTGGTCAAATCGTCGCAGAAGCAAATGCGGAGATTATACAAATCGAGCAAGACGCCCTCCGAAGTTATGAACTTCCAGTGGACTTCATGACTGGATAATTAAATGGCAACCAATCCGTATATTCGACAAGGAAATTCCAACGAACAAGATTTGGTAGAAGATCTTACCGTGGAAACAATAAAGGCAATGGGACAGGATATGATATTCATTCCTAGAACTTTAGCCAATTTGGATGAAATTTTGGGTGAAGATCCCACTAGTACATTTACAAATAGTTTTCCGTTGGAAATGTACATAGAGTCAGTTGCTGGGTTCGAAGGGCCTGGTGATGTACTTTCTCAAATAGGTCTTGATATTAAAGATAGAATGAATTTGATTGTAGCGAGGAAAAGGTTTGAACGAGAAATAACGACATTTCTCCCCACAATCAAAAGACCCAGAGAAGGTGATTTAATATTTTTTCCTCTCAGCAGAACAATGTTCGAAATTAATTTCGTAGAGCATGAAAATCCATTTTATCAAGTTGGTAAACTATATTCTTACCAATTACAATGCGAAGTCTTCACATATAGCAATGAAGAATTCAATACGGGAGCGACAATAATCGACGAATTAGAATCTAATAGAGAAGGACTGAGTGGTGATATCGTCATACCAATGGATCCGACAGGAATCACAGCAGGTGATAATGACAAATTACAATCAGAAGGATCTTCTATAATTGACTTTACGGATAAAGATCCATTCTCGGAGGGTAATTACTGATGTTTCAATATTACTATAACGAATCTTTAAGAAAATTGGTAGTTGCATTTGGTAATTTGTTCAATCAAATTCAAATAGGTAAATATGATTCATCTGATAATCTATCTGAAAAGATAAGAGTTCCTCTTTCGTATGCACCGAAAGAAAAGTTTATCAGAAGAATAAGAAATATGAGTTCCATTTCCGATGACATTACAAAGACTCAAGTAACTTTGCCTGCAATGGGATTTGATATTACCGCAGTTATTTACGATCTTGAAAGAGTAACAAATAAGTTAAGAAAAAAAGAATATAGAAATGGCGCAACTTCGAATCAAATGTATAACGAAGTTCCATATAATGTAAGTTTTGGATTGTATATCTTTACCAGATATATTGAAGAAAATTTGCAAATTGTAGAACAAATACTTCCATATTTCTCTCCAAATTTTAACATGACACTTAATTTAAATCCTGCTCATACCAAGGTTGATGTTCCCATCAATTTAAATGCTATGCAGATTCAGGAAGATTACGCTGGTGATTTTCAAACGAGAAGATCCGTCGTTTCTACTTTAAGTTTTACTGCAAAAAGTTATGTCTATGGACCGATTACAACTAGCAAGCCTATTGAAGGTGTTACATTAGATGTAATAGATATGTACAAGTATGATTCTATAAGCGATCCTCAGATCTTAAGAGCGCAGGTTACTGGTGATTACGCAACAGGAACAAGTGGAGATGTTACATATGAAATCACACCATGAATCAAAATCAATTGAAGAATCATTGGGAGTAAATTATGATGCAGAAAAATCACCTATTGTAAAGACAGAACCTAAGTCTATAACAGTAGAAAATAAAGATGATGTAGAAAAAGATTATAATGATGCAAGAAAATCTCTAAAGAGTTTAGTAGAAACAGGAGAGGTTGCAATCAGTGGAATTTTACGAGTTGCAGAGGAGGGAGATCATCCAAGAGCGTATGAAGTAGTTTCTCAGATGATTAAAACTGTTGCAGATGTAAATAAAGACTTAATGGATATACACAAGAAGGTAAAAGATGTTAGAAAGCAAGACACAAAGTTAGTGCAGAAAAATACCACGAACAATTCATTTTATGTTGGTTCTACATCAGAGTTGCAGGATTTAGTAAACCCAGAAAGAAGTCAACACAAAAAAATAACTGGTGATTAATTATGAGTAATGGATATTTAGGAAATGCAAACTTAAAACCTGCTGGTGTGCAGATTGATTTTACCAAAGATCAAATTAAAGAGTATGTAAAATGTGCGAAAGATCCTGCATATTTTATTCAAAAATATATTAGAGTTGTCTCTCTCGACAAAGGTCTTGTCCCATTTGATCTGTATGATTATCAAAAAGATATTGTAGAAAAAGTTCATAATAATCGTTTTGTTATTGCTAAACTACCAAGACAGAGCGGTAAGTCTACAACTATAGTAGCATATATCCTTCATTATATTTTATTCAATCAGAGCATGAATGTTGCAATTTTAGCAAACAAGCAAGCAACATCGCGTGAAATTCTATATCGTCTAAAATTAGCATACGAATATCTTCCCCTATGGTTACAGCAGGGTATTGTGGAGTGGAACAAAGGATCCATCGAATTAGAAAACGGATCTAAAATTGTAGCATCTTCTACATCTGCATCAGCAATTCGTGGTGGTTCATTCAACATGATTTTCCTTGACGAGTTCGCCCATGTTCCTCAAAACATTGCCGAAGAATTCTTTAGTTCTGTGTATCCCACGATTACATCTGGTACTTCTACTAAGGTTCTTATGGTTTCCACACCAAATGGTCTTAATATGTTTTACACATATTGGATAGGTGCAACGAGACCTGAAAATGATCCACTGAGAAATGAATATGTTCCAATAGAAGTTCATTGGAGCCAAGTTCCCCTGTATGCAGGTGGTCCTCTTCGTGACGATAAATGGAGAGAAGAGACTATAAGAAACACAAACGAACAGCAATTTCAATCAGAATTTGAATGTGACTTTGTTGGATCCTCTAATACACTTATCGAATCATATAAACTAAAACAGATGTTCCCGAATAAACCAATAAAGATGACGCCAGATGGATTGAGAATATACGAGGAACCGAAAGAAGATCACATTTACTTTATGTGTGTAGATGTTGCAAGAGGGCAAGGAAAAGATAACAGTGCATTTACAATAATTGATACGAGTCAAATGCCCTATAAAATTGTGGCAACATTTTATAATAACACAATACCCCCTCTTCTTTTCCCTACAACTATACACACAATAGCAAAAAATTATAATGACGCATGGATTCTCATTGAGATAAATGATATTGGTGGTCAAGTTGCTGATATTTTGCATGCGGATTTGGAAAACGAATTTGTGTTGAGCGTGAATAGCAAAGGCAGAAGTGGTCAAGTTTTATCGGGAGGATTTTCTGGGCAAGGAAAAACTGCACTCGGAGTTAAAACGACACTGCCGATCAAAAGAATTGGATGTTCGGTATTCAAAAGCATGGTTGAAGAGGACAAAATAAAAATAGAGGACGAAAATCTTATAGCCGAATTAATTTCCTTTGTATCTAAAAGAACATCATATCAAGCAGATGATGGACATCATGATGATCTTGTTATGACATTGGTTATTTTTTGCTGGGCATCACGCCAGGAGTATTTTAAGGAACTAACAGGAACAGACATAAGAAAAGGAATCTATCAGAAAAAGATAGAACAACTAGAAAATAGTTATGTTCCGTTTGGCTTCATTGTGGATGGGCTACATACTGAAAGCGAATGGGATGGCGAAGATCGCTGGTATGGAGAAAATAGTCAATGACACTACCCAATGTAAATACAACACTGGAAGATGATACATTTTTCGTTGATTTAAACGGAGAATTATCATCAGAACACACTACTGTATTTTTCGACTTTGATGGATTGATTAATGCAGTCGGGAACACCAGTGAAAGAAGTGATGGAGTTTTAACTGTTAATAGTTTGCAAGAATGGTCAAATAGGTTATCTAGTTTTGAACCAACAGGAATTACATCTTCAAGTTTTGAAAGAGATATAAATACAATATTTTCGTATGATTATACTCTAAGACAACCATTTCTCAGTAAACAATTAAATGTTCCTTATTCGGAACAGTCATATAACTACGCAAAATCTTACTTACCAATATTAAATGGTTATTCGCAATTAAATAATCAAGATTCCTCTACCACATATATAAACGATCAACAGCAAGGTAATTCTACTGCTTTGGATGTATCACTTGATATTAGACAGTTTAATTACAGCAATATTTCTAGTAACACTCTAAACGCCAGAACATTTCATTTTCTGTCAAATACTTCTTCGGCAGAAATATTTTCTAATTTTAATCCAACTTTTGATTTAGATACTACAATTACCAATAGTTATAATACTTTGGGGTTGACATTTGGAAACCAACTAGCGAACAAGAATCTCCCTAGATGGCCATTCGGACCTGTTAATGGATGGGATACTCTTTGGTGGTCTATTTTTAATTTTATGGAATATGGAGGAAATGCTATCGTTGTAGCACCTGATTTAGAAGGTGTTACTGCTAGTAAAGTAAATTCTATTACAAATAAACTTTTGTCAAGCAATTATTCTTTTGATACAATAACATGCTTAAATGGATTAGATAATGAAATAGCAAGAAATATATCAAATCAGAGAAGAGATTGCATTGCAATAACAACTTTAAGTGCGGGAACGATTATAGGGGATGAAAAAGACAATACAGGTGTTACATTACCTCCGGGAATAACTAATAAACCAGAGGGTGTATCTGGTGGTTCGTTTCTCTTTAAGGTTGTAAATGCATGGTTAACAGGCGGTGCATTTGGAATAAATGGAGTTAGTTCAGATCTTAAATATTGGGAAAATAATAATGCTGTTGATAAAATGTCATATCCATCCGGTGTTGGAAATTATAATCCAAATACTGGTGGTGTTACACTTTCAACTGATTATGGGTTAGGAACAGGTGATATGCACCTTGCAACTACCATGCTACCTTTTGCAGACATACCTCTTAGAAGTGTGTACTTTGATTCTGACTTAATTGGATTCGAATCATACTTTGGACCTGGAATTGATGGTTCTCATACTAATAACAGTATAATAAGGCCCTTTCTCGATCAGATAGGTTTCGTTCCTCCATATGAACTCTTCGGAGCAACAACAGAAAATATTAGTGGAAGTCTTGCTGCACTATTACCGACACAAAAAATTATAATAAGAACGCCCAGTCCAAATAAAAATCAACAAGAAGCCGATTTTAAACTCGGAGATTTGTTTTATCCTGCGGGAGACTTGAAATTCTTTGGCGCGGCCGGAACTACTTTTAGTGAAAGATTGCTTGGTATTATGGGAAATACCGAAAGTGCATTTTTGTATAGAAATATAGTAAAGGGAATATGCGGATCTACTGGATTAAACGGAGGTCTTCGTGGTACGGAAGGATCTCTAAATATAGAAGGAACGGGCTACTTGGCCGGAGTCATTCGAAGAAGCGGGCCCTTGGGTATTGAGACTTTCTATGGTTTCGATTCTAGACACCTTAATGATGATGATACCAATACAGTACATTCTAGTAGTTTTAATGGAAAAACCGATTGTCCAAATTTAAATTACAACGACAGAAATTCACCGTTCACACCGTTTTTTATGGATGTAAGAAAAACATTCGAAAAAGCAAAGGAACAATATAATTTAACGGGTCTTAATAGACCGAGTAAAGTCGAAGACCTAGTGTTTAGTCCAGCAGACAGTAAATCAATATCTTCATATAATACTACCCAATATATTCTCAAACAATATCCTAGTTTTAATCAATCGAGTTTAGGTGTATTTTTCTATGAATCAAATGGGAACGGACTTCCTTTACCAACTAGTTCTGAAGGTGGACTTGCGCTAAATGAACTAATTTTTTCGATAAATGGATGGCCATCAAACCGATACGATACGGGTGAAGGTTTTTACGACAGCAATGGAACTCCAGTACCTACCAATCAGGCTGTGCCGCAGAATCTTAAAAATGATTATGCATCATACGCTTTAGAGCAAAATTTTCTTGAGTATAAGAAAAGAGCGGCCGCTCTTATGTGGGGTGTTGACATATATGGATCCACACTATCCAACGAATCGGGAAAGCCTGGATATCAAATTCACAGTGAGAGAGACAATGGGTTACACCGTTTTTGGGGATGTACATGCGCTCAACTCCCTGATTTTATAAGAACAGTATTTGAAGCAGGAAGAACAAGCGGAGGCATTCCTATAAGTTCTTTATTTTCCGATGCACAAAATGTAGAACAATTTAATGAAAGCGGGTATACCCCGATCAGGTGTATTGAATTTGGACCTAACGAAACGACTGCGCAAGTAACAGCAGAAGGAAGTACCTATTGTGCATTTATAGGATTTGAAGATCGTTTTGAAGAATTATATCTAGATTATAGAGATACAAACGGTTTAATGATGGGTGGAACTGCACAGGAATTCGGATCGAATTCAAACCAAGTGCCGAGTAGTTTGCGAAATACTGATTTTCTAGGAAGATCTATAGATTGGTTGACGGGTGCAACAAAAGATACACATCCTGGCTATGCAAGAGGCGGAACTTTTGCAAACATGTATACTCCATATAGGGCAAACGAACAAGTTTGGCCAAACTTCAGAGTTCCTTACATATATGTTGGGGGATATGGTTATGGATTTAATCTAGTTCCTTATCTTTATGTGAATCCAAATACAGGAGAAACTCAACCTGATTACCCATGTGGTATGTCAATAAAATTCGAAGCACTACCGGGAGACGATTAATGCCAATTGCTCAATTTAATTTTACTGATGTAGTTTCAGTTCCTCACATGACAAGAATAAATTACAGAACTGCGGCAAATAGAGTGTTTGTCGGGGAAAGTGCAGATAATCCTGAGCAAGTAGAAACTCCTGAAGAGTTGGAAAGTTTTTATTCTAATGGTAGACTATTTGGAATGCAAGATGTTGGAGATTATCTAAAATATAGTTCCAGAATGATAGACTATTACACATTGTCTAAACCAGTGAATTTTTATACTCAAGTCGCTGTCATAGGCCCAGACTATTTACCCGATGTGGATGGGGATCAGCCTTGTTGGTGGATATACAAGTTTAATGCTTATAGATATGAAATTCCTGTATTTAAGCATCGATTACATTACGAGACTAATATTCAGGGTTCTGATTTTATAGGAGTAACTAGCGGATCAGAATCAGGGGTGGATTGGAGTAAGGCATACACGACAGGTATGACATTATTCATAAAAGAAATACTTTCTGGGCCCAGCGATGGTGCTGGTAGCGGATCTGATGATTTTACTGATCCAAACGCAAATCAAAATGCAAATCAAATAAATAATAATGGATTTGTTAACACAGATTTAACTTTAGAAGAATCTTTTTTGGCTACATCAGCAAATGAATTTGAATTCCCGGCGGCCGGTGAAAAGTATTTTCATAGGTGGGACGGAGATGATTATTTGATTCCCACTAAAATTTCCGTAGATGCATCTGGTTGTATATCCAGAACCATATTAGATGGTAAATTCAAATCTCCGGCCGGACAATCTAGAGGGGTTATTAAAAAAGCAGAATATATTCAACCTAGCCCAACAAATGAAAGGTTAGAAAATTTATACAACAATAGAATTAATTTTGTTAAATATGAAGATGATCTAGAAGAGTATATTCTTTTTGGGGATAAAACCAGAAAAGAAGAAACATCAACATTTTCTAGAATTAATGTAAGTCTTCTTTTTGTAAAACTAAAAAAACTCGTAGGAAAAGCGATTCGTGATGTTCTATTCGATCAGAATGACTCGACAACTAGATCTAAAGTTTCATCAGCAATAGATCAACTTCTAAGAAAAATAAAAGCAGATGGTGGTATATCCGAGTATCAGATTACATGCGACGAATCTAATAATACTCCAGATATCATTGATTCCAATCAATTAATCGTGGATGTTTCAGTGAAACCAACAAAATCCATCAACTTCATAAAGATTCGGTTCACAAATACCGAAAACATATAAATGCTAAATACAGCAGATAGAGTTTATTCTCAAGGAGATAAAAATGGCTAGACCGAATGTAACAGTTATTGTCAACGATGACTCATTCGTGATTAGTGGTACAGAATCAGGAGGAGCGCATAGAGGAGGCTACCTCTGCGCTCAAGGTGCCACCCTTATTAATGCTGTAGGATATACCGCTGACAGAACAAATCAATTTATGGTTGTAGATAACATCAACGACTGGTTCGGACGACTTAAGTCAGCCGCAGGGACTGGTTATTCTGCTGTTTATGGCACATCATTTGCTGCTGGTAACGATCAGGGACCCTTCGGAGGATATTCTGGAGGTGAAACTGCCGGTGGTAACCGATTCGCGGGTGGAACATTCGAAAGATGGCCAAACGGACCAACTGGTGAATGGGAACAAGACTGGTGGAATGTTCACAACTACCTGCAATATGGTGGTGTCGCAGTAGTCTTTGGTGGTACTGGACCAGGTATTATTCCGGCAAAGGTGAAAGCATCGGATAAACTCGTAACAATCGACTCCCTCTTTGGACCAACCGATGTCAATAATGAAATTGCAACAGTAGTTGGACTCAGAAATGATTGTGTTGGAATCGTAGGTATTTCATCCGACACTACACCGGCATCTGCGGCGAAGGTTCCTGGCACAAGCGAGAACATAATACATGTTTATGGTGAGAAAAAGCACAGAAACATCAACAGAGTTACAGAAGACTTCTTAGTTGATTCCGATCTCATCACAAGTCCACTTACATGTGATGTCGCCGGATGCCTCGCAAGAACAGATAGACTTGCAGCCCAATGGTTCTCACCAGCAGGTGCAAGAAGAGGACAGATTCTTGATG